TTTCGATTTCATACTTTACAAAAAAAAATCAAATGTAGTTAGAATATCTGATAACCAGCTGTGTGATTTACACCAGACGGAAGAAGGCGAGAGATCTCTCATTAATCGGTTTTGTAGGGGTGTTGCCTACAACATCAACACGATGGCAAGTGGGAACTGGGCTGATTTTTCTAAGAATAACACACAGGCTGAAGTTATGGTTATAGTCCGTTCAAGAAAATACCGTAGCGACGTGACAAAAAAATTGTGGAAATTTTCTAGGGAAGCCAAGGTTTTTGATGAACTTTACAGAGCTATCATGCGCAATACAATGCCTATGAGTTCGGTAGGTTCTCTTAAGAACCCGACCCAGGTACACATGTACCTTTTCAGTCGCATCGGCGAACAAATCGCTGAATTTTGTGATAAGCAGAAAGTCTTAGGTTACTTGGAGGTTGAAAATGCTGCGATAGTCGCAAATACAATAGCTTACATCCATAACACCATGGTTGTCAACTTCAATTTGGGCTTATCAAGCTGTCAGGAGTTCAGTCTCACCCGGTGCGTTAACCTTCTCTCTCACGAGGTAGGGATGCGAGGCGATTTTCGGCATTGACGTGTATTCATACACGTCAATGCCGAGGATGTCAACGGGAGTCAGATGTCTTGGATTAGGAAGGCATGTTTATACAAAGTTATCAGACTCATTTAGGGAAACCAAGGGGTGGGAATTTAATAAAGCTTTTATTGCTGTTAAAGGAAAAAAATTCTTTAACAGTGAAACAGGGGACATCACGTTTCCTATTCATAACGCTTACCAAGATTCTTATAAGATTGGTTATTCCACGGTTTTCGGACCTTCCTGTGCGCATTCTGGGATTATTTACGACAGAACTGACAACAATATGAACGAAGCTGTGTCAAGGCACTTCAAAAGAAAGGTTCTTGAGTCTAAAACCGACCAGGATGAGGTAGGAAATCTAGGACAATTTTTAACTAGCGTTCTCGAGCCAGATTTTGATTTTGACATGGCTTTGAGGATTAATCAGTGTAATTTTGTTGACGTGTATGGGGATGAGTTAATCAGGGACGTTACATCACAGATCGGCGTTCACGAGTATGAACACGTGATAAGTGAAGGTTCATTCTTGTTGACTCTTGAGAAACATTTGAAACAAAAGCTAAGGATTATGAGTTTTGAACAAGTTGAAACTTCAGGCAAACTCAAGAGTACGGTGTATATGGATCACGTTACATGGTTCGTTAAAATGGAAATTGCTAAACCAGGAAAAGCGGCTAGGATAGTTGTAGACCTCAGCTGCCCAGGTTCCTTACCTAGGGTGCATTTCGCAAACTCGTTTAAAAATCATGTTAAGGAAAAACCAATTAATTTCGGTAGAGTACGCGTGACTTATAAGGGTGATGCGAGTTACTCAAATATGAGAAATATGTTTGAAGAACATATGAGCCACTTTAGTGAGGTTCGTTTGGACAACAGTTCTGATGATGCTCTTGTTACTTGGTGGGAAGGAGGAGAGAGGCATAGCTATCTGCTC